ACGCTAACTAACACATATACTGTATAACTATTTTGTTTAAAAGATTGAGCAAACCTAGCTTTAATAGAGCCACTTGCCATTTGTCCATAAGAAAAAGAAGCACTAGCTGAAATATTTAGTTGATCAGTAAGACTAAGGGTATTGCTTAGTAACTCCACTTGAAATGTTACTTTTTGACCTGTAGCATCTACAACATCTCTTGTTTTGTCTATAACATCTAACGCTGAAGAGGGATGTACTGTACGTGTGAATGGATTATAACCTAATCCTAAATTCATTCCATTAATGTAATCTACTTCAATCATCAAATTACTCCTTATTATTAATTTTTCAGGGCCTCCTTAGCATCATCATTATCATAAAATTTATACTAACCCAAAAAGGTTTAATACTTGCCAAGGCACAGATACGTGTGGAACTGGATCATTCCTATGTTTTTCACCAAATTTTTCTTGTTTGTTAAAAAATGGTCATTTTTTATTCCCCACAAAATCTCTGTGAGGGTTAGTAATTTTATCCTTAAGTTAGTGTTTCTCAGCATATAATAATTCTTCTTCGTGAGCTTTTGTATATCTTTGAAAATTGTTTAGATTAGCATGCCCAGAATAGTGCCTTAATTCCTTCGGAGAATGTTTGTTAGATAAAAATTTTAAAATTCAATATCTATTCTCATTTATAGAAACTTTCCCATCTTGTTCAGATAAAGTTTAATAATTTCTTTGTATTGCTTCCACCTCTTTAATTATGATTTTCATTTTATCTTTCATTTTCATACACTTTCCACTTTGATCTATTTACTTTCTTTTGATAAATAGAAAGGATTACCTTCTAATTTAGACAATAAAAATAACGCTAGCTTATGCTGCGTTTACTTGTTTTCGTTATTGAGTAATGCTTGTACAGCTTCTCGCCACAACATTGGCACCTGGTCAACTGTTCGTAAATTCTCTTTAATTAAATCCCAATATAATTTAGCCATTATAAAACCTCCTTAGTTGCTATTAATTCTGCCAATTCCGCAATAGCTAATTGATTTTCTATTTTGTCTTGTTGTTGTGCCTCTACTGATTCAGCTAATGCTAATTTCAATTCTTTATTTTCTGCCTTGATTTTCTCATTTTCAGTAACTAAACGCTGTAGTTGCTCTGATAGTGGAATATCAAAGATTGGATATTCGAATAGAACCTGGCCTGTCTTTAAATCAACCTTCCAACTATTTGCGATTTCAAAATCGCTGCGGTATTGACCATAAGGTAACTGAATGAAGTCGACCATATCAGGATTTCTCGCGGCAAGTACACCAAACATAGCAAAATCCTGTTCTTTCGTAGTCTCAACAGCACTTACATTGGTTCTCTCCGGAATTGTTAAGATCACTTCTCCAGTTTCTATTTCGTAATACACTTTAAATCCTATCATGCTTACCCCTCCTATTTATATCTTTCCACATAGCCTTGTACTGATGTTGTTGTATGGGTATTTCCACTTTTCTCATGAATCGCCCTGAATTGAATACTGGATATATCCTTCACATCTAAAGCAAGAGTAGTCTCGACCCTAAGTGCGGCGGCATCATTATCGTAAATATCGTGAACGAAATCTATAGGCATATCGTATTCGTAATACGCAAACAGTTTTAAGTAGGTTCCCGATAGAATTACCGTAAACCATGGGAACCATATATACCGCCCTGATGGAAACTTATAAGTCCACGAGCGACCATCTGATGAATTAATTATCATTTCAAGACGGCTGTTATCGGTGTATCCTGGAGATGTACCAATTCCTCGATATTGCATCTGAGGATACGCACCACCGTTCATATGATCGCGTTCCCCTTTTGGCCCGGCTAGAGGCATGAAAAACGCCATTCTCCACCCATCCATTGGTATTGTGTAGAACGGGGTCGCCATTGGTATAGGCGTAGTGACAGGTGCTAAATAATATGAGCTATTGCCAGCTAACTCTCCATCGAAGGTTCCCGTTACACCAAATAAATTAACATTCCGCTTTATATTACTAGCCACTAAGTTTGCACTACCTGATACATACCCTGTTCCATCGTGAATCCCTTTTGTAATAGCTTGGTTAGTTGTTGATGGAGTAATGATTTGTCTACCTACATTCACCTCGCCTTCACCCTGCAAGATAAAAGCCGTACCGTTCCAACGAACAGCGTATATAGATCCCTTTTTAAATGTTGGATTAGTTCCATTCGGTGTAAGAACCGATTTGGCTCCTAGTTTATTTACATTTAATGTGATAGCCTGACCAGTAACATCAGCATCTGCCTTTATAATAACGCCCATCAAATCGACGTATGCTGTAGGAGCTGGATCTAATGTTACTTCGTAGTTGTTTCCTGTTCTTGTAATTACTCCAGACCCAGGATGCTTCACATAATCGACTTCATGTTTAGTGAGCTTTTGTTGTACATTTTCCAGTCCTGAAACAATAGTGGTTACTTTTTCATCTACATATTTTTCACTTGCATAAATAACAGATGTATCTATTTTCAATGTAACAGCACTTGTATTAGTCACTTCAAAGATAGCTTTAATACTGAGCTCTTTGGTACTACCTTCCGAAAAAATAGGCTTGTATGTCATTGGTAATTTCCCGATTGCTAACAAAACATTATTCTCATCAAAAATACCAATTTCTCGAATTTCAAAACCACCAACCGTTCCAGGTATGACGGCTTTAACAACAATCCAATTAGGATTGTTCGGATCGGTTGTTACAGATGATGCATTACCAATCCACACTTGATTGCGTAGTGCTGTAGCTTCTTGTGTTGGTGTGTAATAGGCACCATTACTATCACCTACAGCTAATTTCGCAAAATTTACTTGTTTTTGAGTAATCGAGGCATTTGCAACGGCTGCTAAACCAGCGTTTGTTAGTATTGTGTCAAATCTTTCACTCAATTTAATTTCCTCCTCTCGGATAAATGGTTAGATTTTCAGAGTTTGCTGTATTAGCAGCTGCTATTTTAATTTTTGAGTTTGTTGACAAGTCAGTAGCTATATATGGATACACCACAATTTCTTCCCCGGTAAGTGTTGCGGATCCTACATGAATTTTGTTTTGTCTAGAAGTTAAGTTAATATCAAGTACTTCAAGCCAGGATCGGTTGTTTTTGTATGTTTTAATTAAACGTTCCAGAAGTTTGATTGTGGCATCGTCAACGCCTCTATCAGATACATCTATACTCGCCTTGAAATAATAAGGATCTCCATCATATTCAAACCATTCATCTATTTTCCCTTCCAGATTCAACAATTCAAATACACGTAATAGTGCAGATTTTGTCCCTTTTTTTCGATGTATGTGTAAAGCATTTCTTACAACGTTTGTCTTTTCTTCAAGGGTTAAACCCTCGTAAAAATCAACGTGCTTCTCGTGGGCTAAAAAATCGACAAGCATGCTTGGTGCATCTTTTAATAAGTACAGGTTTGAAATGGCTCTGAACTCGTCATATAGTTGAGTAATTTGTATTTCAAACGCTTCGGCCAGTGCAACTGTGAATGGATCATTTTGTAAGGAGTAAGGTAATAATTTTTTAATTAAACTAGTCATCGATGAACCCCATGAATGTTAATTTATGTTCAGTTGCGACAGCTATTTTTGTTTTATCGACTTCTGTGTAACTTACCCCTATTACCTCCACGCGCTCTGCCAGCTTCTCTGTAGGTGTACTTTTTAATCTATTTACAATTTCACTAGGATTGACGTCACGACCTAACTTAGAACGTTGCCAAACTAAATAATTTTGGTATTCTTCCTCGATTTTTCGCATGATTCCATCAGCTACTGTTGCTTTAGAGTTAGGCAGCCAATATTGCACTTCTATATTGAAATCTAGTACGTCAGGAATTGTCGCTATTACATTATCAGTAAGTGGCCTTACATCACCCGAAGAACAAATGGCCAAGATTTTATCTAAATGCTGTTGAGTAGGTATTTCCCCGTTTTTAAGTAATGCAACGATTCGTGTAACGCCAGGCGCTGGACTGTCCACTTCTACATCTGCACTATCTTGA